GGGAGCACGGATGCTCCTGCAAGAACGAGAACCGCGGCGGTTCCGTTCACACCTGACGATTGCTCGCCCGGTGTCCGTGCTCCCGAACGTCTGGCATTGCCAGAACGTCCATTCACTTGTCGGCCAACGGAGCCCTGGTTGGATACCAGGGACGCTGGCAAGTCAGCGTAGACTTAGCCATCGGTACTCCAGGCGGAGTACCTTTGGCGTCGTGTACTGACACGGCAGGGGTCGTACTGACGGCTGTTCCCAAGCACGAAAGGTGCCCGGTATCACTCCCCGATCTTCGGGAAAGAGTGATGAGACCCATAATCGCGCTCGCGCGCGATAGGTCTCAGCTAACCTGTCCCGTTCAGGGTCAGGCCAGCAACGCCACAGTTCGCCCCAATCAGACGCGTCCCACGTGTAATGGTGGGGTGACGGTTGGACAGCTCTGTATTCGGCACGCTGCAGGGCGGTATTGTACCGTATCCTGTGAGTGTGGGCCGTCAAGACCTGCGCCGTCACTGCCGATGGGTGATAGCGATGCAGAGATCTCTCTCCGCTCGCATCCACCGGCAGAACGCCCGTGGCTAGTTCGACGATGCTGTACAATAGTCCAGCAACAGCCGAGTAGCCAATCTTTGCGAAGGCCGTGGCGGTCTCGCAAAGAGCAACCATGTCATTCGGCGAAGTGCCCCAGTGCTTAATCCGTATGGGTGTAACACAGACGCCTTGGAAAGCGTCCATCCCACAGGACTCACGGAAGTATTTACCCGTGCAGCATTTGTCTACATTGAACTGGAGATCCAGCTCTTCGAAGACAGGGCGCAAAAGATCAAGTCCCCCCTTGGGGACAATTAGATCATCGCCGAACACCCAGACTTGATGACGTAGGTCCGATGGACATACGGCATATCCAGATCCGAGTTTGTCGAAATTGAGTGTCGCAAGTGCAAGACTCCAGAAGCAGAGCGATTCAACGGGAAAGCATAAAGCCGAACCCATTGGCGCGAACTTCCTTAGATCATAGCACTTCCCTTCGATTTCGGTCCCAGCTGTCCGAGCGGCCTCGAATTTCTTCATGAGGCCTCGAGGGAACAGCTGTCGTACGAGCCAAAGGGAGACACGGTCGGAGGCGTCTTTTAGGTCCAGGGTATCCTGGGATCCTGTAACGGACGCCACCAATGCCAGGTCGCGGTTGATGTTCTGGTCATGGAAGTTAACATACCCACGAGTGTGGTTATGTCGTTCCACCCATGCAACAATCGCACGCCCCAACCCCTGTTGGATCCACTGGTATTCCAGCGGTTCCATTGAGATGAGACGCGGACCTCGACTATCCTTAGGAACTGCGCACAACCGTGCGTACCCTCTTTTCCTCGTATCGAGGAGGAGAAGTCGAGACAACTGGTAGCACAGATGGGAGTGATTGAGGTAGAAGTACTCCGAGTAGGGGTACTCCTGGTCCAAATCACTATAAAAGGTCTTCCACCGATATTTCAGGTGAGAGGCCACGCCATCTGCGACTGCCCCTGGGCCGTGTCTTGGTACAATGTCTGAGGGGTCGAAGGGCGCACCAGTAGGCGACACCGCGACGAGATTAAAGGGATCGCCCGTAGGCGATGTACTCCCAACCTCAAACAAACGGGACAACAAAAGACGTGCAGACTCGACAATTCTGCGCGTCCTCCCAGAAAGGATTTTTCCCTTGTCCGGGCACGGGAGTTGTCTATCAAGGGTGAGGAAATCCTCACACTTGTTCCTGACAACCTTTGCGTCGAAGTCCTGTACCACTTTGTACCACAGATACGTTACCTGTCGTACAAGGCGTACGGAAGTCGGTGACGGCTCTTCGAGTAAGAAACCGTCTTCACCAAAGATCCCTGTCCAACAGTCGTGCATAAAGCACGGTAAGACGCCGTTGAGCTTGAAGCCCTGCGGCGCCTCATATGCGTTGCCAGTCGCCAAGGAACGATCGAGTGATCGGCCCAGTGCTGGCAGGCAAACTGTCAGGAAAGGAAATCCCTCCGAATCGAACCGACGACGAACGTAGGCAACGTCCATCGCGACCTCATCGGACTCGCGGTTATCCAACCGACTTGTCTCCTCGAGTAACTTAACGAGCACGTCCAGGGCGAGCCCAGGCGTGAGGCCATTTAAGGTCTCCATTTCTGGTTTCCTCCTTTCAGACCACTACACGTTAGTGACCCGGGGTTCGAGCCGTGGTGCAACCACAGGTTGTGGTTAGCACTGACCCTCGAGGAACGGCTTGAGAAAACGCGCAGATAGCGCGTTTTGCATCAGAGGCGCGCACATCAGGGCCCATTCGACGTAAGAAGCCGGGCACCCACCTGTAGGCAGCTCGATGACGGTGTACATGCGCCCAACACGGGCGCCGACAATGTCAATCGGGCCTTCCGCCGGAAAGGCGAGTGGTACCAGCGACCTAAAGTCGATGAGCTTACGGGTCTTTTCTGAGACCCCCTTCCCGGAGGCGGCCGAGCTTAAATTCAAGCTCAGCTGCATCGCCACTGCTGCGCTCATGTCTTCCTTTTCGTCGGGCTCCATGCCATCCAAGGCAGACGGAGTCGGCTTCCAGGAAGACGACGAACCCAGCAGTGACATCCTCG